CGTTGATGCTTCTGGCTCTTCTGTTGAGGGTGATGGCAATCAAGCCGCGCAACTTGGCAAGGCGATTGGCATTGCAGTACAACAAGAACTAATCAAGCAAAAACGACCTGGAGGCTTGTTGACGCGCTAATGGCTGTATTTCCTTCAATTACACCGACCTATGGCGTGCAAAAAAGCAGCGCCCCTGTGGTGCGGAAAGTGCAGTTCTCTGATGGCTACGAAGCCAGGTTGACGTTCGGGCTGAATCAAAACCCCAAAATTTACAACCTGACGTTTGAGGTGTCTGAGGCTGATTCCGACACTATCGAAACGTTCTTGGATGCACGGGCTGATGACAATGCAAGTTTTGATTTTACGCCGCCTGGGGAAAGCACCAGCTCAAAATTTGTTTGTGAGCAGTGGAGCAAGTCGATTCCTTATCTGAACCGCGCCACAATCCAAACAACATTCCGCGAAGTATTTGAACCGTAATGGCTGTATCGTCTTGGGCCGCTACCACCGCATTTTCTGTTGGTGATATTCGCCGTGCCACAACAGATCAAGCAACCGGCTTATTCTTTCAATGTGCGGTTGCTGGAACGTCTGCTAGCACCGAACCAAGTTGGCCAACAGATGTAGGCAGCACCATTGTTGATGGTGGCGTTACATGGACTGCAATTAGCAGCGTTTACGAAGAGCTACTAAAGCTTTCCCCAAGTGCAGTTATTGAACTCTTTGAATTACGCCTAGATAATAGCTTGCATGGCAGCTCAGACGTATATCGTTTTCACAACGGCATGTCTAGAAATAATGTAAATATACAAGCAAACGTAGTCTTTAACTCTCAGGAATACGTCAGGCTGCCAATCGCAGCGGATGGGTTTGAATATTCCAATACTGGAACGTTGCCGCGCCCCACATTAACCGTCAGTAACTTAGACGGCACAATGACTATTTTGCTTGCATTAGTAAACGCAACAACTGCTGGTAATGACCTTGGTGGGGCGGAAGTTCGCAGAATCCGCACTCTGAAGAAATATCTTGATGACATTAACTTTCGATTTGACGATACCGCTATTACGCAAGACGGAAACACGCTGATAACGCAGGGCGGAGATACTTTTATCTTCAGTAATATTGGCAATCCAAGTGGTGTTGCCGACCCTAACGCTGAGTTCCCGCAAGAGCGATGGTTTATTGATCGCAAAGCAAACGAGTCGCGTAACTCGGTGACGTTTGAGCTAGCCAGCAAGTTCGACCTAGCTGGACAGAAGTTGCCAAAACGTCAGATCATCGCAAACGTTTGTCAGTGGATTTATAAGTCATCAGAGTGTGGATACAACCCCGCTGTCGGACCAGGCAAACAGATTGATGGGGTTACCTATACGCGGTTTGATGTAAACAACGAGGGCGTAACGACTGACGCTGAAGACGTATGTGGCAAACGAGTTGCTAGTTGCAAGTGCCGCTTTGGCGACAATGCAGAGCTTCCGTTTGGATCGTTCCCTGGAGCTGGCTTAACCAAGTGATGAAGCTGACAGCGGCAATGAAGGCTGAAATCCTGCAGCACGCCAAGGATGAGTTTCCGCGTGAGTGCTGTGGGTTAGTTGCTGTAATCAAAGGACGGCGCAAGTATTTTCCGTGCCAGAACATTGCTGAAACACCTGACGAGCACTTCATCCTTAGCGACTGGAACGTTGTTGAGGACCAAGGAGAAGTCGTAGCGATTGTGCATAGCCATCCAAAAACCAAACCTGAGCCATCAGTTGCGGACAAGGTTGCGTGCGAAAAATCAGAACTGCCCTGGTTCATCGTTAATCCCAACACGGAGGCTTGGGGAGGCTGCGAGCCAACTGGTTTTGAGCTGCCTTACGTGGGGCGTGAATTTTCCTTTGGCGTTATTGATTGCTACACGCTGGTGCGTGACTGGTACAAAAAAGAGTGGGGCGTGGACTTACGAGATTATGAAAGACGTGACAAGTTTTGGGATCGCGGCGAAAACCTGTACCTAGATAATTTTGCGGCAGAAGGCTTCCGCAAGATTCCAGTTGATGAGGTGCAACGCGGTGATCTGCTGTTGATGCAACTGGTGTCGCCATTGCCGAACCATGCAGCGATTTATCTAGGTGATCAGCAAATCTTGCATCATGTGCAGGGCAGGCTGTCTAGCAGGGATCTTTATGGCGGTTACTATGGAAAGAACACTGCTTGCGCCTTGAGGCATGAAAGTCGTTAAGGTCTACGGCGCACTTAGGAAGCGTTTAGGCCAGTGTCGATTTGAGTTTGACGTAGCGACGCCAGCGCAAGCAATCAAAGCATTGTGTGTGAATTTTCCTGGCTTGGAGAAATGGTTGATTGATAGCGAACAAGACGGCGTTGGCTATCGAGTAACTATTGGTAGGGAACACGTAACTGATGACCTGAGTCGGTTAGTAATGCCTTGGAGCGAAAAAGAAGTTTTTAGCATTACGCCTGTGGTCGCTGGTGCGGGGCGTGGTGCTGGACAGATTTTTTTAGGGCTTGCAATTATTGGGTTGTCTATGGGGGTTGGTGCCATTGCTTCTGCTGGCGTTACTTTGGGCGGGTTTGCGGGAATTGGCACAGTTGGAACAGCTTTTGCATCAATCGGTTTATCTATTGCTTTAAGCGGGATAGCAACATCAATTTCTCCCCAGCCTGAGCCAAGTTCTCTTGACGAATCAGTGCAGCTTGAGTCTTTTACATTCTCCAACGTTGTAAATACCTCAAAGCAGGGGCTGCCAGTACCGATAGCCTATGGAAGGGTGTTTGCTGGATCAGCAGTGCTGTCTAGCAGCCTTGACGTTGACCAGAAACAAGCATGACAGAGACTAAATACGTTGCTGGCGCGGGTGGTGGCGGCAAGTTTGGCGGCGGTGGTGGTACGCCTACTGAAGCGGATGACACTCTGCAGTCGATCCAGTTTGCAAACGTCTTGGATTTGATCAGCGAAGGCGAAATTCAGGGTTTAGATGACGGCAATAAAAGTATTTTTCTAGACAGTACGCCAGTCCAAAACGCAGACGGCAGCAACAACTTCAGTGGCTATAGCGTTACCACACGTAATGGCACTCAAGCGCAAAATCATATTCCAGGAGATTTTGCTGCAACGCAAGTTGAAAGAGCTGTCAACGTTGAAGTAACAAACGGCACGCCTGTCACTCGTAGTGTTCTTGCGTCAGAAGTCGATCGTCTTCGTATAACGCTGACGATTCCTGGATTGCAAAAAGTTGAAGATGATGGCGATATTGTTGGCCATAGCGTTCAGATAAAAATACAAATTCAATACGATGGTGGTGGATTTAACGATGTAATTACAGACACGATTAGCGGTAAAAGCAGCAATAGGTATCAGCGTGACTATATGGTCAACCTGACAAGTAGCACCAACGTGCAAGTTCGCATGGTGCGTGTCAGTGCTGACGAAACAAGTCAAAAGCGGGCCAGCTCAACTATTTTTCAAAGTTATACCGAGATCATTGAGGAAAAATTTAGTTATCCAAACTCTGCGCTTGTTGCGCTTCGATTTGACTCTCGCGAGTTCAGCAGCATCCCATCTCGCAAATATTTAATTCGTGGCATCAAGATCAAAATTCCAAGCAATGCGACGGTAGACACAACCACGCATTTGGGTCGGATCACCTATTCCAATATTTGGGATGGAACATTTCAAGCAGCAACTTGGACAAACGATCCAGCTTGGTGTTTATACGACCTGCTTACAGACAGTAGGTACGGGTGTTCCGTGCCTGAATCTTCGCTTGATAAGTATGACTTTTTCTCTGTCAGCCAGTATTGCAACGCTTTAGTTGATAACGGCAAGGGCGGGCAAGAGCCTCGCTTCAGTCTCAACATGTTGATCAACACTCGTGCTGAGGTTTACAACGTCATCCAAGAGATGACAGCTATTTTCCGTGGCATTGCTTATTACGGCGCTGGCTCGTTAGTCCTTAATCAAGACAGGCCAACAGACTCCACTTACGCGCTTGGTCCATCAAACGTAATTGACGGCAACTTTGAATATTCTGGAACGGCCCAGAAAGCTCGTCACACTGTCGCAACAGTTGCCTACCAGAACTACGACACTCAAGGAGATACAGAATATGAGTATGTAGAGGATCATGAGGCTGTCGCTAAGTACGGCATCATTAATAAAAACATCAAGGCTATTGGTTGTTATAGCCAAGGCCAAGCGCACAGGATTGGAAAGTGGACATTATTGTCCGAACAGAATTTGACAGAAACGTGCCAGTTTGCGGTTGGCATAGACAGTGGAATTATTCTGCGCCCTGGCCATGTCATAGATATTGCCGATCCAGTCCGATCTGGTGTCAGACGTAGTGGTCGAGTCCGTTCCGCAACAACAACTCAAGTCGTCGTAGATAACAGCACCAACCTGTCAGTCAGCGTTGCAACCAGTGATAACGACCCAAAGGTGTCAGTCATGCTGCCCAGCGGCATTGCTGAAACACGCAGCATTCCAGCAGGCGGTATTCAGCCTCAAGCAAATGGAACGGCAACTATTGATGTCACGTCTGCTTTTAGCCAAGCGCCAACGGCTGGTTCAGTGTTTTTAGTGCAAACATCAGATATTCAGTCTCAGCAATTCAGAGTTATTTCTGTTGCTGAATCAGAAGAGGGTGTTTATGGAGTAAGTGCTGCAGCTTATAACGCCACAATTTACGACGCTATTGAATCAGACAATGAACTAACCGATCGAGACATCACAAACCTGTCTGCCACTCCAAACCCAGTTGACACGATTGTCTCTGAGGAGTTCTTGTATGAGACAGGTCAAGGTGTGTTTGTTGGTACGTCGATTAGTTGGCAGCACGATCGAATCAACATTAGTGAGTTCCGTGTTCAGTACCGCATCGATGACGACAACTTTGAGACCTTGGTTACGTCTTCGCCTTCAGTAACTATCCGCGATATTCGTGCTGGCACTCTTCAAGTACAAGTACAAGCAAGAAATTACTTAAATCGTGGCAGCATCATTTCAATCGAGAGTTTTTCGATCCAAGGAAAAACAGCTCCACCACAGTTAGACACCAGTGAGACCTTGTCAGGCGGTGGCGCAAATCCTAATTACATTACTTTTGACATGATTCCCGTTAACGGGCAAGCCAAGCTGACTTGGCGTCAGTCACTTGACCTTGATGTACGAAATGGTGGTCACGTCAGATTGCGCCATTCTCCAAATACGTCAAACGTTACTTGGAGTAATTCCACCAGTATTTCTGAGGAGATTGCAGGATCTGCAACAGAAGCCTACGCAGACCTGAAGTCTGGAACGTATTCAATGAAGTTCATCGACTCTGGCGGTCGTGAGAGCGTGAACTTTGCATTGATCGAGTACACCAAGCCTGAGCTTGAAAGTACGGAAGAAGTTTCAGCCCTGTCCTCAACAGAAGATACGGCATTTTCTGGAACAAAAACAAATTTAAGCGTTGATGGCGTTGACCAAGAGCTAGAGATGGCAGCCAATGGCTCTGCATTGCATACGACTGGAGAGTATGCGTTTAGTGGCAATCCCTATACGTTGACCCACGTTGGTAGTTTGCGACTTGAAAGCACTCTTCGCGCTAGGTCGTACTTCCCAGCCACGAACCTTATTGATGACGCTATTGATTTTGACTCCATCGCAGATTTTGACGGCACGACTCCAACCACCTGTGATGTGAAGCTATACGTTCGGACGACAGAGCTTGCACCACCAGGAGGAGGTTACGTCGATACAAACTTCACGTCTTGGCGTCATTTCAACAATGCAGA